GAATTCTTGAGCCATATTATGTGGCACGAATGCGAATTCATCAAGGAAGATCAGATTGTATGTTCCTCCACGAACACCAGCTCCTGTTGTTGCATATGCATATATCTTGGATCCATTTTCTAACTCAACACTACCTCTATTCCATATCAGAATACCTTGTTGCATCCATAATGGAAGATTCTCATATGCATATTGTAATCTTCCTAAAATTTCTCTAGCTAATGGACCTTTGTTTGCAAGAATAGCGATACTATAGTTTTCATTGAATAATACGCACCATAGCATATAACCAACGGTTGTTGTGGTTTTACCGACCTGGCGTGGCATCTTACAGATTGAGAATCTATTTTCATGAAATTGTTTGACCATATTTTCTTGGAATGGCCACATTTCAAAGTCAATGATACCGCGATCTACGTTGACGATCTTTACATAATTTTTGATGAAATAGACTGGATCTGTTGAACATTTAAGAAATTCATCTTGATCATTCTTAGTGAATTTAATTAATTGTCCAACTTTTTTTAATTTGGAACTACCTAGATATCCTTCAATCATTATTTTCTTGTTTTTGCATCTTTAAAAGATCAGCAGTTGTTCCAACAAAAACTGCTTTATCCACATTCAATGTTTGTTTGGTAGAACTTTGTTGTAATAATGCTTTCTTTGATTTTTGAAGATCCAATAAATCTTTATTCATTTCTGAAAGATTCTTCAAAAAAGTAGAAGCTACTTCAAATGCTCTTGGATGTTCAGATTCAACAGCAACTTTTAATATATTGTCAACAGCATCATTACCTTTTTCAATAATGCTTTTGATATTTTTTCTTGCATATTCAACATCATCTTCAACATCATTGTTTAAGATTACAGGTAATTTTACTTCGGTATTTTCTTGTAAAGGTTCAATACCTAATGCTTCTGACAAGTTTTGATTTAATTGTTTCATAATCCATATTCTATAATCGTATCAAGGAATCCATATGCATCAGTTGGTCCAGCACTGATAGGACTTTGAACTGATGTTACAGATGCTATTAAAGCATTTGAAGTGTTAGCTGCGTCTGTTGCAATATTATATCTAGCATTAGAATAATCACCAACAATCATCATTCCAGGTTCAAATAATCCATTTGCTTGTGAAATATATAGAATCTTTGAATTAGCATTCCAATCAGCAACAAGCCCAAATAGATTATTTGCTGATGATCTTACAACCTCTGTTAATGCATAATTTACATTGGCTACATTACTTGCATTATTAGCCATATAAACTTTTTGAATCAATTGATTATTGGTATCATTAGCTAAAGTTACTGTAGATCCACCTGAAACATTACCATTAGCACCTGCAATACCCATAATAATTGATGAATTGCTTACAGGACCAAACATATAAGCTTTTGCTGTAAATGTAAGAGTCCAAGTAATTAAACGAGGTGTCAAGAAACTATCTTCATACTCAATATCTTGATTTACTGTTTCAAGAATGATTGGCATGTCATATGTTCTTCCCATTTCTGGCACAAAATTGACAGTCATTGTATAATCTGGCACAAAATAAGGAAGAATTTGTTCTATAATCTGTGTGCCATCTTCATGATTTCTTACATATAATGATAGACTGAATTCTATATTATATGGAACTGGTGCATATTGAGTTTTGATTGTACCTGCTGTAGAAGTTCCAACAAAGTTCATCATTGTGGACTGTTGTTTTCTAGAACTATCATATGAAATATTAGTCAATTCAAATGACATTCTAGGAACTGTTATCGCAACAGATTTTGTCAATGTTGGATCTTGTGTAATTCTTTGTATATACTTTTCTTTTGGACCATAATTTAAAGGAACTTTAAATCGTTCTTTTGTAGTATTACCATCTTTAGTATATCTGACAACAGTAATATTATTGAATAATGTACCAAATGCAACGATACATTTTCTCAATACTCTGTGATAAAAGTGGGTTCCAAACATTATGGCATTCCAAATGGATTATGTTCTGTAAAGTCTAGGATTTGATCACCTTCTGTTTGAAGTTGTGCATTATCTGACATATCTTCAAACATATTATCCATAGGTGTCTGATCATCTGTAGATGTTAGAATCCAATGTGCATTACTTGTTTCACCTATTACAACACTACCATTAGCAAAAGTTCCGTTAACTTTGATAACGCCTAATGTTCTTGTTTGTAGATTCCATGATACTACTTCTGCAAAAGCTGTTGCAGTATTCAGGCTGGTACCTTGATAAACAGTTTCATTATTAGCAGCATCAAATTTGCCAGTACCGCCTAATGTAAGGATAAGATCGGTAACTTGATAATTTCCTTTAATTTGATTATCAATTTCTTGAATACCTGTTTGTATAATTTCTTGTGAGAACACAAATTGTTTTAGTTTAAGCATATAGAGATATACATTGGCATCACGGCCGCGACCTAATGTATAGAACATTGCTGTAGGGTTTTCGTTTTCTACGAAAGTAATTTCAAAGAAGTTTTGTACTAATGGAACATAAACCAGATCACCTTCTCTTGCTCTAATTAAACCTGGCACTGTTGCTTTAAATCTTCTACGAGATACTTGGAATGTAATTTCATCAGGAATTTCTAGACCAAACTTAGAAATAAAATCACCAGCACCTTCCATTCCAGTAACATCATTTAGATACATTTCAAGAGGATATGCTTTAGTGTATTTCTTTAATTGATCTTCACCCATTAATTTATCAAAAGAATCATCAGTTTCACGAGGTAAATACCAAACATCCATACCATAAATTTGCATGGATTCAATAACCAAATCTTCAACCAGCAGTTGTTCACTGGTTATCTGATGCGCTGGATAATTATTAAAATACTGATTAGTTGCCATTATCCGATTAGAATCTCAGGAGGCAATACGTTAAGAACTTGCATATCTTCTTCAATCATTTTAATTTCAGCATCAGCTTCATCATATATTTGTTGACCATTTAATGAAACACCACCAGGCATTTGAATACCAGCAAACTTCTTTAAATTATTACCCCATTGTCTCTTGATCAATGCGGTTCCATATCGTTTTAGGAAACGATCATTCCAAACAGATGAAAGACCTGTCTTGACTATTGTATTGTTATTACTTGTCATACTATATGCGTTTGATACATTGATGGAAACGTCAGAGTCAATATTAACAATTCTTCTTGCTTCACTATTAATGACAAGTTCATCACCAACCACAAAATCTTTATAAAAATATGTTCCAGTTCCTACAACATTATTACTTGATGAAGAAACATTGGCTGTTCCATCAAGAGTGATTAAATCTGGTTCTAATTGACGATAACATTCAACAACGATCCAGCTATCTTCTTTAACGAATCTTAGCCAATCTAGATCAATATAAAGTTTACCCATGTGTCTATTATATCTGAATTGTGGTGTTCCAGTAAATAATAATTGAATAGTACGAATATGTTGCATAGTAATTTCATATGGAACATATGAGACTGAAGTAAAGTCGTATAAGTCATGGAGACGTAATTGATAACGCAAGTCAAACATATTAACTGTTGAGTTTGAATCATCAAATGGCCAGACTGAAGTGATACCTATAACAGCAGAAGGAACATAGATCCAATGACGATCAATATCAGCTTGAGTCAATTTATAGCGCATATAAATCTTTTCAACGCCATCAAAATGATAGTCGCGGAAATATTGTAAAGCTTCATCAATACGATCATCAACCTGATCATCATCAACATTAATATCAATTACTGGAAATCCAAGTTGTCTTAAGCAATAATCTTTAAATTCTTGTCTTGTGGTTGGTGTTGACATATTAAACTACCGAGAATGAGTATTGTGGATTTACTATACTTTGATTAATTAAAGCATCAGAAGTTGCAATTGTAAGAGTTTTTGTTACAGTATCATTACCTAATTTTGATACTATTGTAGTGTATTTACCAAAATTAGTTAAATCAGAAGCACAGATATTGTTTGCTAATGCTGCCATATTAACTTGTTTTCAGTAAGAGACCAGTAATAGCAGCATTGAAAAATGTATATGTATCACCTAATACGTTGACAGTATCACCGCTATTACCCATATTAGGGTTGCAATAATATATTGGACAGATACCTGTTACAAATTGTGTAGGATAACCTCTTCTGCTGACATTAAAATAAATTGGTTCTATTATATATGTTGGTGCACCTACAGAAGAAAGAGAGTTTTGATGAGTGCTATTAGCAATACTCATTGCTAAATGTCCATTATTTGTTCCTGGTTGTCCGTTATTCCAATAACTACATTCAGTCACATCATATGTTCCGTAATTTATTCCTGTATTAGGATCAGTAATATTAAATACAATCCATGTTCCAGTATTTGATAGAGTTGGATTAAGTTGTGGTGTTATTCTATTCTGCGTCATGGATCCTGTATTTGCAACACCACTATTATTATAGCCATTAGTCTGTCCTACTTGAATGAATGGTGCTATATTTTGAAATGTATGTAAATCTGTTTGAGAAGTTTCCCATACACCTTGAAATCCAGCAGCTTCTTGGATAATTGTTATATGTCTTTGATTGGCTATAAGATGTAATATTTTGCTTGCTTGTGTTACTAAACCAGTTTGTGATACAGTTGCAGCACCAATACCATCTGCATAATACCTATATCCTTCATTTGTTAATACACCCGTTGCGTTTGCTGATTGAGCACCTGTCAGTGTAAAAATTGTATTAGGGGCTTGAGCATTTTGTATACCAGCAATATATTCAATTGTCAAAGCACAATATTTTAATACACTTGAATTTGCTAAAGTAGGAGCACTAAAACATAAATTAGATTGTACATTATTTTGCCAATTAGTATTAGTAGCACATATTGTTGGTTGATCATTAGCATTTGTACTACCAACATAAGTCCATCCAGCAGGTGTTGAATCTACAATTATTGATGATGAGCTACTAAATGCTAATAAATTAGCAGTAGAAGGTGCTGTAGATGTTATTAAACGTCCAATATCTCGCATTGCGTTTAATGCTGATATTGGAGCATTTCCTACAACTAATTTAGCATACATATTATATTTCCTATTAACTTGTTTTCAATAAAAGACCAGTAACACTAGCATTAAAAAATGTATAAGTATCACCCTGCACATTAACAGTATCACCACTATTACCCATATTAGGACTGCAATAATAAACAGGAACTATACCTGTTACAAATTGTGTAGGATAACCTTGTTTGCTAACATTAAAATAAACTGGTTCAATAATATAAACTCCAGCACCTACTGCTGATAATGAATTATTATGTAATATTGTTGACATACCCATCGCTAAATGACCATTATTTACAACAGCTTGTCCTTGCCCATAAGTTGAGCATTCAGTCACATCATATGTTCCGTAATTTGTTCCTGTATTAGGATTTGTAATGTTAAACACAATCCATGCACCAGTATTACTATCCGATGGATTTTGTTGAGGAGTAATTCTAGATGCTGTCATACTTCCTGTATTTGCAACATAACCTGCTAAACCAGTTGTCTGTCCTACTTGAATAAAAGGCCCTATATTCTGTGCTGTATGTAAATCAGTTTGCGAAGTTTCCCATACACCTTGAAATCCTGTTGCTTCTTGTATAATTGTTATGTGTCTCTGATTGGCTATAACATGAAAAACACTACTTGCTTTTGCTAATAATCCATATGGATGATTTGATGCACCTGTTGTGTTTGTTTGTGGACGATATCCTTCATTTGTCAAAACACCTGATGAAGTTGCTGATTGAGCACCAGTTAAAGCAAATAAAGTATTTGCTGGTGCACCAGCAGTTGAATTGACTGTTGTGTTTGCTGTATATACTTGTGTTAATACACAATACTTTAACACGCTAGAATTTGCTAAAGTAGGAGCACTAAAACATAAATTAGATACATTATTGTTTACCATAGTGCCAGGATTTGTGGCAGAAATGGTCGGCTGATCATTAGCATTTGTACTTCCTACATAAGTCCATCCAGCAGGTGTTGCATCAATTATATAAGAAGATGATGTGCTAAATGATAATAAATTAGCAGTAGAAGGTGATGTAGATGTTATTAAACGTCCAATGTCTCGCATTGCGTTTAATGCATAAATTGGTGTGCTTCCTGTAACTAACTTAGCGTACACTTATACTTCTCCATTATAAAATACTTGTATTCTTTCATCCAATCCATCAATTGGGTTTCCATTAATAACAAAATAAATTACATCTCTTACTTTTAAAGTATTGAATCCAGTACCATTAGAATGAAGAATTCCTTCAAGTTCTTGGAATTGCCCTTCAAACTTATATACTGGAACTTTAGTATCACCTGAAAGATATTGAATTATTTCCGAATCTGTCATTTCTTAGCTCGCATAGTAATTAAGAGTAATTGATAAACCTTGTGCATTAGCATCGCCTGTTGTCAGATCAAAATATACATAAGATCCTGCTGAAACAGATAATGATGTTGTGGTTGATTGAGTAGTATTACTTTTTGTTATTGTATAAGTTCCTAATGATGTTGCATTTGCATATGTATTAGCACTTGATTTCATTGTTATATTTATATTAGCAGTTCTATTTTTTGATACAGCAAGAGTTAATCCAACACTGGTTATTAATGTTTGTGTTGGAAAATAAAAGCCAGTACCTAGTCCTAAATTAGTTGCCGCATTAACAACAGTAGTTGATGACTGAGAAAATGCTTTAGATTGTAATTTGGTTCCAGCAATCAAAAGAGAAGCATTCCCTGATGCAACATCATCAATATTTGACCATACTTTTCCTAAGGTGGAATCTATCAGCAACCCTCTTGTTCTTCTAGCCATCTTATATCTCCATAGTTGTCACAATAGCTTTCCATGACACATTTTTATTTGTACCACCTTGAACATAAACATTTAATGTTTTTGTAGCA